GCGGACATCTACCGTAGCACTTGGGCGATGAATAGCGATAATACGCTCAAGGGACGAAACAGAGAAACCGAGATTGGCTGTTAGAGCAGTGTCGCCTCCTGGACGAGTAGCACCCGAGTTCATAAACGAGTTGGCTAGAATGTTGTATTTACCGCCAGTGGAGGAATCCACCATAGACTGAGCCTGAGGGGAAAGTTCAGTCATCATACAGACCATCTCCACCTCGCTAAAGTTAAGCACACACGCCGCAGCGGAAAGCACTGCCGACGCAGCGGAATCCAGCGTGAAGCGAAATTGAAGGCTGGATAGAGCAAAAGCGGGAATTAGGCGATGAGGAGTAGTCATGGAGAGCGGGTTGAGCACCATAGGAATACAGAATACACGTCCCGCAGGGGCCACAGCAGCAGCGATGTCCTCGCCCTTAAGAGCATCGCCGAGTGTGCCGAGCATCACGTTGCCGTAACCCGCCTTGTATTCGCTGGAGGCATCAGTATCCAACATCGCACTTGCTAATACGTTGTAGTTGTTAATATCGGCGATTTGAGCACCCGCAGTGCTAATCTGTAGGCGTTTGATGAATCCGAGTGCTCCTACACGGTCAAGAGTACAAGCCACTGTGGGGGATACTTTTACCTTAAGATACATCTGATTCATATTGTAATACTGACCAGCAAGATTACCAGGCAAATCCACTTGGATTGTCTGGCCGTCAGAGAAAGTAGTGCTGTTGGAAGGGGGGATTTTTACACGGAAACTTCTCGCAGACACAGCCCTTCGCTTTTGTTGCCCATACGCAAGAGATTCGCTAAATACGGAGTTGTCAGCCATTATACTTATCCGTGAGAAAAAAAAATTACATATTCCAAGTATATTGATTGATATATTTGGAATTGCTAAACAATTAGCGACTGATTTTCTCAATGTTATTTACTATAGGACGTGCGTATGCCGCCGCCGCTCCTAGAGGTAGAGCGACTTCTGGAGCAACTCCCGCCAAAGCAATTGACGCTAAAGAAGCACCAGGCACTACGTATTTGCGTCCGAGTTGTGCCCCTGAGTGAATAGTTTTTTGTCCGAGTTTTGCTACACCCATAGCCTTTTGTCCGATTTTTGTGTATCCCATTATATCATTACGAGAGAAATTAATCTTCTTCTAAATCATTTTCTACTGCTCCTATAGGATTGGTCTTATAAAAATAAGGTATTGTTCCTATATCGTAATCCTGTAGGGCAGGAGGATAAATGTAATCCACCTTCAATATAACTTGTAGTTCAATGCCTGTAGGAATTGCTAAAGGTGTGTTGTTTATGTCCTGTAGATAAATTCTTATTTGGTTGATGCTGGGGGTCTGTATTAAAAATCTGTTTAGTTCTGTAGGGCGATATTGTATCATCTCTCCATATTGACAATTTACAGGGAAACGAAGGAGCGAGTCGTTGATGCTTCCGCCTGAGTTAATATTGCTTAAGGTTATGTTCGCCATCTTTAAAAAGATATAAGGCGTAGAAGAGAAATTGACTGTGCTGGGCATCTCCACTGAAAAGTAGGGCGACCCTGCCTGAAGAGGATAAACATATTCGTTGGATTCGTTTTTTCCTACACCTATCAGATGCCCACATGTAGTCGGGTAATTAGCGGTATTCTTAATGTTAAAGTCATATGAACTCACGAAGGTATATTTGAATGAGTTATTGCTATATATACAGGTTACAGGAATACTCCTAAGGGTAAATTGGCTGTTTAGGTAATCTCTGAAACTCCACGCTGAGTAGATGCCGACAGGTATGGTTATGGTGAAGTTTGTAAGCGTCGGTGAGTGATTTGTTTGAAGAGAGAATATGTTATTGTATTCTGTTACGTTATTGATTACGTTCGGCAGAGACACGCCAACTACGCTTAACAACATACGCACTCCAGTAGGACATGTGATGGCTGTTGCTAAATTGTATTGATAATATGGAAACCTTTTGACGCAATTCAGACTGTCAAGGTAAATAGTGGAACTTTGTATAGATGTATCCAAATGGTAGGACATAATAATATATACAGAGATATATATATGAACGTTAGTCTTCTTATTCCTACTTTTAACAGAAAATCATTTAGCAAAATAATCTCTCATAACATACGTAGCCAATCGTATCCTTTTGTTAAAGAAATCCTTGTAGCAGATGACGGACAGGACAGCGAGAGGTTAGTGTTAGACGTGCCTTATACCGTGTTGTATTACAAAGTCCCCAGAATGACTATAGGACAGAAGAGGAATTTTTTAATGTCTAAAGCATCAGGTGATTTTATGGCTCATATGGATACAGATGATTTTTATGATAGGAATTATCTCTCTACTTCTATTTTTAATCTAATCAAATCAGGCAAAGGTCTCAGCGGGTCAAGCGATATGATTATGATGGATAGGAACACCAGCAAAACCTACAAGCAACGTTGCGTAAATATGGACATGCTTAACGAAGCAACTATGGTATATACGAAGGCCTACGCAGAGGCTAATAAATTTTCTAACACAATGAGTAGTGAAGGCATATCTTTTTGTAATATTAGCAATATAGAAGAAACCAGTATTGAGGACATAATGGTTTGTATAGCACACGGCGACAACACGGTAAGCAAGTCTGCTTGGGTTGATAAACAATACGAAGAGAGAATTGATATGACAAAGTATAGTACTCATCTTGAAATATTATCTTCTCTTACTACATAATGGCGAACCGATACTATCAACAGCCCACAATAGGGCCACCTCCGCCTCAATTAGCAATTCCTTTTGGAAAATTTATTGATATTGATGAGAAATATCACGAGCTAATCGCACCACAAAAGACAGACAGTTTTTCTAAAGGTAAAACTTTAGTAGCACACGGCAAAGGCGTAAATTATCAGCCTACAGAGTTCGTTCAACATTCGCCGTCCCTCGCCCTTGACGAAGGCTCTCTTAAACTCAACTACGGCAGTTACATCTACTCTCAACTTGACGGCTTTGATTATCATCACCCAAGAGATGTAAAGACCAACCCACAAGCAGTGTTTATGTAATTTATTAAAAAATTGAAATAGGTTAATGCTTACAAATAAGTAAGCATCAACCAACGACAAGATGGACCACATCATCAACACCTTTCAGGACGATATTACGAGCGAGTTTATTGAGTATTATACGCATTGTATGGGTAATCGCCGTCGGGACGAAGCAAATAAGGATAACTTTTTGGAAGAAGCATACAATACTATTATGCCGTCGCCTGACGAGTGTAAGGACTTTATCAACGACAACCTTAATATCTATTTGGAGATGGAGGTGTTTTGTCGGGATTATTACGAAAACGAACTTGGCGATGTTTGGACTGGTAGGGGACTTGTGCCTGTAGTAAGTTTGTGGAAGTATTTGTATGCGGGGGATTACCTGCGAGATAATTATGAAGAGATTATTGAGGAGGCACTTGCCGAAGACGAGTGATATACTAAAAAATTGAAATAGAATATTATCCTACTTTTTTCTCCATCAACCAACAACAACTATGGCTTCACTCACGAATACCGCTAAATGCTGTTCTCGGGAACAGATTAACTTAAAGAAATGTGTGTTTTGTGAAAATCTCCGTTGTGTGCCTTGTATGAAACCTTTTGATTCACTATTTGAAGAAGGTATTTGCCGTAAATGTGAATTGCGTGGGGTTGAAAAGTGTGTGGAAGATTGTGGGAAGTGTGCTTTTGAAAAGTGTGAAGAGTGTGAGGCGAAATGTTGTGCGGATTGTGCTTATTTTGGAGAAGACGGAGAGTGGGATTGCTATTTGTGTAGGAAGTGTAACGGAACGCTTACAGATGATGAAGACGAGTGATATACTAAAAAATTGAAATAGAATATTATCCTACTTTTTTCTCCATCAACCAACAACATCAACAAATATGTCTATGCCTACCGAACTCCGTAAGTGGCTGAAAGACCAAATGAGGGCTATTGAAAATAAGACGCTTGAACCCGATAAGACGGTGATGATTTTGACGATGCTTGATGAATATAAGCATACCAGCAACGCAACGATAATGTGTGAAATTATTGATGAACTGGCGGAGGAGAAGAAGACTAAGGTGGGGCGGACTCCTCAATGACTAATGGATTAAATCCTTTGTGAAACAGAAATCTATTCGTTTTTTTTAATGACATATCCACGAACAAGAAAGCGTAATTATCATCGGTGTCAAAAATATGGTCTAATATTTGTGCGTTTTTCTTGGTGTCATATGGGAACAACTCACTACTAATCGCCATCATCTCAGGCATATTTTTTGGTCTGAAAGAAATGAAATGGGAGAGATTATTACGAATACCTGTTCCTGCGTCACGGAAACGCTGGAGTAATGTTATGTAGGAGGCGTATTGATGCCGTCTGTTCTGTATCATACTGGTAAGTTTTTTATCTATTCCTGCTGACTTACGAAGTTGG